GTCAAGTTCTCTCGCTCCGGGGGGACACGACTACGACCTACGGCCGGAGCTGGAATGGCACCCTGACGGCCTGGCCCGGCACCCGTGGCTGCGCCCATTCACAGACGTGCCCGAGGACGCTGCACCGCCGCTGGCGATGAGCCCGCCACCCGCGGACGCCGTGGGGTCCTACGGCGCGGAAGCGATCAAGTGGATGGAGGAGACGCAACGGATCACACTGCGCTGGTGGCAGGCGTTGGCGATCACCCGGCAGCTCGAGCACCGCGCGGACGGCACCTTGTGTCACAGGTCCGTTGTAGAGTCCACGCCGCGCCGCGCCGGCAAGTCAGTGCGCATCCGCGCCCTCGCGCTGTGGCGGATGGAACACGCGGAGATGTTCGGGGAGCCGCAGGTCATCATCCACACCGGGTCCGACGTGGCGATCTGCCGGGAGATTCAGCGCGGCGCGTGGCGATGGTGCGAAGAGAACGGCTGGATCGTGTCGCGCGCCAACGGCAAGGAGGCCGTGGAAACGCCTGGCGGGGTGGACCGTTGGCTGGTCCGAGCGCAGCGGGCCGTGTACGGGTACGACGCCTGCCTGGGCTTCGTGGACGAAGGGTGGGACGTCGAGCCGGACACCGTGTCGGAAGGGCTCGAGCCCGCCACCCTCGAGCGCAGTAGCGCGCAGGTCCACCTGACGTCCACGGCGCACCGCCGCGCCACAAGCCTCATGCGGACGACGCTGCAACACGCCTTCACCACCGACGACCCTGAAACGCTGCTGCTGCTGTGGGGTGCCCGCCCGGGCTCCGACCCGGCGGACCCGGCCGCGTGGCGGGCCGCGTCGCCGTACTGGTCCGACGATCGGCGCCGGATGATCGCCACAAAGTACGAGAAGGCGCTAGCCGGGGAGGACGATCCAGAGCTGGACGATCCCGACCCGATGCGCGGATTCGAGGCGCAGTACCTGAACATCTGGCGGCTGCGGGAGCGCCGCGAGGCCGGCAAGCCTGTGGTGTCGGAGCAGGTGTGGGCCGCGCTCGCCACCGAAATCCCGGCGGACCGCGCCCCGGATGCTGTGGCCGTCGAGGACTGGTATACGGAGGGCGTCAACGTGGCGCAGGCGTGGCGTGTGGACGGGGCGGCCGTCGTGAGCGTCGCCACATACCCGGACATCGCGACCGCGGCCGTGGCCGTCGTCATGTCAGGTTTCCGCCGCCCAGTGCTGGCCGGCGCCTCACTCTGCACCGACCCTGCATGGAAGGCCGCGGGCGTCCGCACAGAGCCGCAGAAGGGCACCGTCCGCGCCGCCGTGGAAGACCTGGGCCGGCTGTTGACCGATGGCGTCCTGGCCCACGACGGCGGCGCCGAGCTGGCCGAGCAGGTGCTGGCGCTGCGGGTGTCGCCAGGTGTGGACGGGCCGCGGCTGCGCTCCACAGCACCGGCGGATGGCGTCAAGGCCGCAGTGTGGGCCGCGCTGGCGGCCCGCGGCAGAAGGGCGCGCCCGCCAGTGCGGGTGCTGTGAAACGCCGGCCGGGTGTGCCATCATGTCCGCGTGCAATGGCCCTGGACGCGCCGGGAGGCGCCCCGCGATGAGCTTTCCATAGGGGACCCGGCGCTGGCTGGCTACTTCGGCACAGGGCCCACATACGCCGGCGTGAACGTCACCGAGCGGTCGGCGTTGGGTATCGCCGCATTCTGGCGGGCCGTCATGCTCATCGCCGGGACCATCGCATCCCTACCACTCAAGAGCATCGGGCAGATCGACGACGAGCGGCAGCCGATACGGACCTGGCTCGACGACCCCGGCACCGCCGATGGGCAGACGCCTTACGAGTGGAAGGAAACGTGTCTGCTGCACAGCCTGCTCCACGGGAACACGTACCTTCAGCACGTCTACAACGGCGGCGGCGCCATCGTGGGGGCGACGCCGCTGCACCCGTTGTCCGTCACGCCGTCCTGGGAACGTCTACCCGATGGCAGGTTCACCGGGCGGAAAGTGTTCGACGCCCTCCTGGGAGACGGCACCCGCCGCACATATACGCAGGCCACCATGACACAGGTCATGGGACCGTCTCTGGATGGTCTGCGCGGACTGTCCCTACTTGGGGTGGCGCGGCAATCACTGGCGACGTCTATCGCCGGGGAGCGGGCCGCGGCCAAGATGTTCGGGAACGGCGCCCTCATCTCCGGGCTGGTGTCGACAGAGGAGGACGTCGACAACGATGAGGCCGAGGTCATCAAGGCCGGCCTGGACAACAAGCTGGGCGGCTGGGAGAACGCCGGCGAGGTCGCCTTCGTCAACCGGAAGCTACGGTTTACGCCGTGGACCATGAGCGCGGAGGACGCGCAGTTCCTCGGCTCCCGCCAGTTCCAGATCGAAGAGGTCGCCCGCTGGACTGGCGTGCCTCCACACCTGCTCATGCAAACAGAGAAACAGACGTCGTGGGGTACGGGTGTCGCGGAGCAGAACCGGGGACTGGGCCGGTTCACACTGCTCGGGTGGACCATGCGGTATGAGCAGAGACTGTCGCGGCTCATCGCCGGGCCACCCGGGCCGGCCGGGCCGCGACGGTTCGCGGAGTTCGACTTCGCCGGCCTCGAGCGGCCGACACCGGAGGATGAGATCAAGCTGCTCATCGAGCAGGTCAAGGCCGGCCTACTCACCGTGAACGAAGCCCGCCGCATCCGCAACCTGCCACCCATCGAAGGCGGGGACGTGCTACGCACCGGCACCACAGGCGCGCGCCAGTTAGAGGAGGCCCTCACATGAAGCGCCGGGACACAAGGCTGGGCGCTGGACCACGACGACGACCGTACGGCGTGACCGGGGGACGACTGCAAGAGCTGGCGAACCGTGGCCGCGCACTGGCCCGCCCGCCGCAGAACCACAGCGGCGGGGACTGGTGGAAGATCGGCAACGCTGACGGCGACCGCGCGGAGGTGTTTCTCTACGGGTACATCGGAGATGACTACTTCGAAGAGGACGTGACCGCGGCATCGTTCACGAAGGCGCTTCGCGCCATCACAGCGCCGGCCATTGACCTACGGGTGAACAGTCCGGGTGGCGCCGTGTTCGACGGTATCGCCATCTATACGGCGCTGCTCGAGCACCCGGCGACGATCGACGTGTACGTGGACGGGGTGGCCGCGTCGGCGGCTTCGTTCGTGTCCATGGCCGGCGACACCATCGCAATGCAGAAGCCCGCCAAGATGATGATTCACGACGCTTCGGGAATCGTGCTCGGGAACGCCGCGGACATGCAGGCAATGGCGGACCTGCTGGACGAGCTTTCCGATACGATCGCCGGCATCTACGCGGACCGCGCGGGCGGCCTGACGGCGACGTGGCGGGACGCTATGAAAGCAGAGACGTGGTACTCCGCGGCAGCCGCCGTGGAGGCCGGCCTCGCTGACCGGGTGGCGAACGACACCACCGACACCACCGAGACAGTGCCGGCTGACCGGCACAATCAGAGTGAACTGATCCGCGCACGGGCGCGGCTACTCCTGAAAGGGGAGTGACAGTGGACATCGACCAGATTCTCGCCGCGCTGCAAGCCGTCATCGACGGAGCGGTCGGCGCAAACGGGCAACCGCGGCCCCTGACGGCCGAGGAGGTCACGCAGTACGAGGCCCTCGAGGGCGACCTGGCGACCGCGCGCGCCGACCAGGCTGTCCGGGCGCGGCAGAACGCGTACACGACGCCTGTGCGGAACGACCTGCACGTCAACATCGGCGGCGCCACCCGCGACGAGTACGCGGACCTGAACCGGTCGTTTGAGAGCTACCTCCGTACCGGCATCCCGAATGCCGACCTGCAGGAGCTGCGGAACGCGCAGCAGGTCGGCACGGACTCTGAGGGCGGCTACCTCGTGTCGCCGGAGTTCCGCCAGAAGCTGGTGGAGGTCCGCGCCGCGTACGGCGGCCTCGCCGCGGAGGTCGACGACTTCAGCACCGAACGCGGCGGCGCCCTCGAGTACCCGTCCCTCGACGACACCGCCAACTCCGGCGGCATCACCGCCGAGGAGGCCGCGTTCGTTGACGGCGACGACCTGGATTTCGGCAGCATCGCGCTCGGGGCGTTCAAGTACACGTCCACCGGCGCCGGCACCACAACTCCGCTGCGGGTGTCCGTGGAGCTGCTGCAGGACGCCCAGTTCGACGTCCAGGCCCTCATCGCCCGCGCCCTCGGGACGCGCATCCAGCGCAAGCAGGCCGCGGACTGGGTGAACGGCAACGGCACCACACTCCCGTTCGGCATCCTCCACGACGGGCTCACCGCCGACGTCGTACTCAATGTGGAGGCCACCATCGCCTACCTCGAGCTGACGGAGGTCGAAGAGGCGCTCGATCCCGAGTATGAGCAGAATGCCAAGTGGCTCATGTCGAAGGGGACGTGGATGGCGGTCAAGCGGCTCGAGGATGACAACGGCCGCCCGCTGGTGTTGCCGCAGGCGCAGTCCGGGCTCACCGGCGCACCGGTGCGGGAGCTCCTGGGCTACCCCGTCGTGATCGACCAGGGCTGCAACGCCATCACCGCGGACGGTGTGGCCGGCGGCTTCGCTGCGCTGGGCGATCTTCGGGAGGCGTACGTCATCCGCCGCGTGGCGCCGTTCACCCTCGTGGTGAACCCGTGGACGCGGGCGAACAACGGCCAGGTGGAGTACGTGGCGTGGGAGCGGGCGGACGGCAACATTCAGAACCGTTCGGCGTACGCCACCCTCGAGAACATCACCACCTGATCCACCGACCCGCCACACAGGACACAAGATCATTGGGAGGAATCATGGCACTACTCAAGGGCAACATGGAGGCGCTGGTCGCCTACCGCAAGGTGAAGGTCCGGGCGCTCGCCAGGACCGCGCCGGCCCGCAAGCGCGCGGACAGGGCCAAGGCCGCCCACAACGCCGGCACGGCCGTCAAGCCGCCGACCCCTGCTGCACCCGCCGGGGAGTGATCTGAGATGGTGTGGGCGCCGGACTACGTGACGGCCGCGGAGCTGAAATCCTTCCTACGGATTACGGACACCGCGGACGACGCGGAGCTGGCGCTCGCCATCACCACAGCGTCACGCGCTGTGGACGGATTCTGCCACCGACAGTTCGGGCAGGTCGCCGCATCCGAAGAGCGGTCCTATACGGCGTACTGGGACCGCCGCGCCCGGGTGTGGATCATCACGTTCGACGACCTGCAGGACATCACCGGCCTCACTGTGACAGTGGAGGCCGGCGCAGTGGACGACTACACCCTCGAGCCGGTGAACGCCGCGCAGGAGGGCCGCCCGTTCACGGGGCTTCGTGTGGGCACAGACAGTACCGCGAAGCCGACGACGGAACGGCACGGCGTCACCATAGACGCCGTGTGGGGTTGGGACGCCGTACCCGCGCCCGTCGAGCAGGCGACACTGCTGCAGGCGTCCCGCTTCCACGCCCGCCGTTTCTCGCCCTACGGCGTGGCCGGGTCCCCGGAGCAGGGGTCGGAGATGCGACTGCTGGCGAAGCTCGACCCTGACGTCGAGCTGGCCCTAGCCAGGTCGAAGATGATCCGATGGTGGGGGGCGGTCTAGGTGGACGTGGGCGCCGTCATGGACGAAGTGTCGACCCAACTCGACACGATCGCCGGCCTGCGATGCTTCCCGTACCCGCCGGATAGCATCACACCCCCGGCGGCCATCGTGGCGTACCCGGAAGAGATACAGTTCGACGCCACCTATGACCGGGGAGCGGACACCCTCACACTGCCTGTGATCGTGGCCGTGGGAAAGGTCCACGACCGGAGCACACGGAAGCTGGTGGCCGCCTACTGCGCCGGCAGCGGCGCCAGCTCAATCAAGGCCGTGGTGGAGGCCGGCACCTACACCGCGTTTGACACGGTGCGCGCGGCCCGCGCGGAACTGGACATCGTTACCATCGGAAGCGCCGATTACCTGGCGGCCATATTCGACCTAGACATCATCGGAGACGGAGCGTAGGGCAATGGCAAAGATTCACGGAAAGGTCACCTTCGTTTCCCTCGACGGGGACGACCTGTCGCAGTACTCCGACAACTCGGAGTTGAAGTTCGAGGCCGATGAGCACGACGTCACCACCTACGGCAACGATGCTCACGTGTTCCTGGGCGGCCTACTCCACGGCACAGTCACCATCTCCGGCAAGTACGACACGACCGCCGGCACCGGCCCACGGGCCGTCATCAAGCCGCTGGTCGGGACTGTCGTGGTCCTCATCCACCAACCCGAGGGCACCGGGGCGTCACTGCCGCAGGACGAAGTGGACGTGCTGGTGAAGAGCTACGTCCAAACCCACCCCGTCGCGGACTACGTGATGTGGTCAGTAGAGCTGACCATGAGCGGGGACGTCGACTCCACGGCGCAGTCCGCATGAGCGTCGACCTGGACAAGCTCCTGGCGCCGCGCGCTGACACCGCGACCGGGCTGCCAGAGGATGACGTCGAAGTGCCCAGCATGGGCACCGTACGCGTCCGCGGCCTGTCCCGCGAAGAGGTATTCGAGACGCAGAAGGCCAAGGACACGCAGGCGCACGAGCGGAAGATTCTACGCCTGGGAATGGTCGACCCGCCGATGACCGAAGGCCAGGCCGCCGTGTGGCAGAAGGTGTCACCGGCCGGGGAGATTGAGCCCGTCGTGGACAAGATTCGCGCACTGTCCGGGCTCGACGAGGGCGCCGACAAAAGCGAACTACCGCGCGATGGAGGAGAACCCGGAGATCGAGTTCGAGATGTTCCTAGCCGCGCAACTGGGGATGACGGTGGGCCGGATGCGCCGGGAGATGGCATCTGACGAATACGCGCGATGGGGTATCTACTTCGCGCGGAAGGCGCAACGGGAAGAGCTGGCGCGGCTACAACGAGGAGGGTGAGCGGGCGATGACACAGATTGAGCAGGTCGTCGCCATCGCCGCGCAGCTCACGATCATTTCCGCCGCGCTGGGCGGCGCCCTCCTGTGGTTCAAGAAGTGGCTACGGAAGCAAGTTTCCGAGCCGTTGGGCCGCGTCGAATCGGAAGTGACCGTGAACGGCGGCGCGTCCATGCATGACGCCGTGACCCGCACAGAGCGGGCCGTGGACGTCCTAGGCCGCCGCTTCGACGACCACCTGCACACAGGTCACGGCGGCGCCGTTGTGCCGCCCGTGGTGGTCGTGGAAAGGCCGGCCCGCGATGCCTGAAGAGCCGATCCACGTCGAAGGGCTCCGCGAGTTCTCACAAGGGCTCAAGCGGCTCGACGACGACATGCCGAAGGTCCTACGGCTCGGGCTCAACGGCGTGGCCGGCGTCGTGGTCGACGACGCCCGCCCGCGGGTGGCGTCACAGTCCGGTCGGGCGCGTAGGTCCGTGAGGGCGAAGAGCACCCGCACCGCCGTCCGCGTCGCGGGTGGCGGGAAGCGGGTCCCCTACTACGGGTGGTTGGACTACGGCGGCAAGGTCGGCCGTAGCAGGTCCGTGGTCCGCCCGTTCAAGAAACAGGGCCGGTACATCTACCCGGCGTACTACGCTCACCGGGACCGCTTCCCGGTGTTGCTCGAGGATGCGCTAGTGGACGTGGCGCGCCAGGCCGGGTTGGAGGTCACCCGATGAGCCGCAAGCCGGAAGTAACACTCACATTCGCTGGGGACCACGACGCACTGACAAGATCGTTTGACAAGGTGGGCGCGTCCGCAAAGGAGATGGGCACCGACGTTGGGCGGGCGTCGAAGGATATACGAGACGGCGCCGGCGGGCTCGACGGCTTCGGGGAGGCCGCCGACACCGCCGACACCCGCGCCATGGGCTTTCGCGACACCCTCACCGGCGTAGAGGACACCGGCCGCGGTGTGGGAATGATGATGAAAGGCGACCTGTTCGACGGCGCCCTCATGCTCGGCATGGGCCTAGGGGACCTGGGCTCGGGGCTCTACAACTTCGTCGTCCCGTCGATCAAGGCGCTCGGCGCCGGCATGTTACGGTCCGCGGTCGGGACGGCCCAGGCCACAGCGTCGACCGTCGCCCACGGTATCGCCACAAGGGCGTCCGCGGTCGCCACAGGTGTTATGACGGTCGCGCAGCGCGGCCTGAACCTGGCTATGCGAGCCAACCCGATCGGGCTGGTCATCACGGCGCTGTTCGCTGTGGGCGCCGCCCTAATGCTGGCGTGGAAGAAAAGCGAAACATTTCGCCGGATCGTCACTACCGCGTTCAATGGGGTGAAGGCCGTAGCGAAGGCCGTGGGGGACTTCATTTCCGGTATCTGGCGGACCGCGTTCAGCGGTGTGAAAACGGCGTGGAATGCGACCGTGGGCGGCAAGGGGTTCAGCATCCCAGATTGGGTGCCGATCATCGGCGGGAAGTCGTTCCGCATCCCACGGTTGCACTCCGGGGGCGTCGTCCCCGGCGCGCCAGGGCAGGAGTCCCTAGCCATCCTGCAGGCCGGGGAGCGCGTCACACCTGCGAGCAGGGCCGGCGGGCCGATCGTGCTCGAGCTGCGCGGGCAGGACGACCTGGCGCGACTGCTGGTCGAAGTCCTACGCAAGACAATCCGCGGCAAGGGTGGAGACGTCCAGTTCGTGCTCGGGGACGCCTGATGGCCGCCCTCGACGCCATCGTGGAGCTTTTCATAGACGACGCGTGGGTGGACATCACCGGCGACGTCTACACCCGGGACCCCATCACCATCACCCGTGGGCGCACCGCCGAAGGTGGGCAGGTCGAACCGTCGAGCTGCACCCTGACCGTGAACAACCGGGACGGCACCTACACGCCGCGCAACCCGACCGGCGACTACTACCTGAAGATCGGGCGGAACACGCCCGCCCGGGTGTCAGTGGGCGCGGACGTGCGACTGGTGGGGGAGGTGTCCAGTTGGCCGACCCGCTGGGACAAGCCCGGCAAGGACGTTTACGCGGCGCTCGAGGTCGCCGGCATCATGCGCCGGCTGGGGCAGGGCAACGCCCCGGCACCTTCGGCGCCGCGCCGGTTCCTGCTCGAGTCCGACCCTGCCGCGTACTGGCCGCTCGAGGACGGGCCGCAGACCGTGCAGGCGCAACTGGCCGCGGGCACTGGCTCCGGGGTGTGGACGTCGCGGGACGTGCCCGCGCCGCAGGTGTGGGGGCAGGGGAAGCTGGCCGATTGGTTGGCGCCCACAGCTCGCGTCGCGCTCGAGAATCTGGGCGCCGTGTTCCGCGGCAACGTCGCGATGTCCGGCTTTTCCGACACGTGGACTGTGGAGATGATCCGCTCCGGCGGCGGCTCCGACCCGGCCACGTCCGGCAGCACCCTCATGTCCGCGATCTGGAATCCGGGCGGGGTGGGCGCGGCCAACGTGTTTACGATCGTCCGATTCAATGAAGCGGACTCCGAAATAAGCATCGACATAGGCTTTTCGGAGCTGGCCGCGGCAGCCGTGAACCCGTCCCTATGGGATGACAACCCACATCACGTCCGCCTGACCGCCACACAGGACGGCGCCGACATCGACTATCAAGTGTGGGTGGACGGGGCGCTCGAGCTATCCGCCACAGACACCGGGGAAACCCTCGGCCCGGTCGTGCAAGTGTCCTGCACCATTTCGACGACCGTGACGCCCGCGCTTGTGTTCGGCCATTGGGCCGTGTGGACCGACCCGCCGGACCTGGCGGACAGTGTGGACGCCGCATTCGGCCACACCGGGGAGCCCGCTGGGCGGCGGATCGAGCGGCTGTGTTCGGAGCAGGGGATACCCTTCGTCGGCGTGGGTGACCTGGACGACACCGCCGGCTGCGGCCCGCAGGGTGCGAAGGCGCCGCTCGAGCTGATTCGGGAGGCCGCGGCAGCCGACCACGGCATCCTGTACGAGTCCCGAACGGCGCTGGGGCTCGAGTACCGCACCCGCACCGACCTGTACGACCAGGCGCCGGCGCTCACCGTGGACTACACAGACAAGGTGTTCGCCGGCCTGCCGGAGCCCGTGGACGATGACCGTTTCACACGAAACGACGTCACCACGAAACGCCCGCACAGCGGGGAGGCTCGCGCCGTGCTCGAGGCCGGGCCGTTGTCCACGGCGGACCCACCGGACGGGGTGGGCACCTACGACACGTCCGCGGACCTGAACGTGGCCGGCGACGGGTTCCTGCCCGACCATGCGGGATGGCTGCTGGCGCTGGGCACCGTCGATGAGACCCGGTACCCGCGGCTACCGTTCAACCTGAACGCCACACCGGCCATAGCGGCCGCTGTGGCCGCGCTGGACCTGGGCGACGTGGTGCGCATCACCGACCTGCCCGCATGGCTGCCACCGGACGACGTGGACGTGATGGTGCAGGGCTCCGTGGAAGTGCTGCACGCCGTGATCCGCACCATCGACGTGACCACAGCGCCGGCCACCCCGTACGACGTCGCCGTGTACGACGCTGACCGCTACGACACCGCCGGGTCGGAGCTGAATGAGGCGCTGGACACCACGGAAACAGGGGTGGACGTGCTCACCACAGTGGAGCCCGTGTGGACCACCGATAGCGCAGAGTTCCCCTTCGACATCTACGTGGGCGGGGAACGGATGACCGTCTCCGCGATCGGCGCGGCCATCTCGGAGCTGCAAACCTTCACCGTCACCCGGTCTGTGAACGGTGTGGTCAAAGAACACGCCATCGGCACACCTGTCCGGCTGTGGACGCCCGCCCGGCTGGCACTGTAGAAGGAGGACGGGATAATGCCGCTTGCAGGCGCAACAGTCACCGCGGGGAAGCTCCCCGGGGAGCAGGTCGGATACGACATTGAAACGTCCAACTCTTCGGGCATCACGACCACAGAAACGACCGTGCAAACGGTCGTGGCGCCCGTGGTGGCCGGCCGGGTGTACCTCATCAAGTGGTTTGCTGACGTCAAGTCGACCGTCGCCGGGGACCAACTGTTCGTCAAGATTCGCGAGGATAACGCATCCGGCACGGTGCTCGATTTCCGCCGCTACCGGGCGAACGCAAACGTCAACTTCCCCTATCGCACAGAAGCGGAATACACCGCGGACGCCACCGAAGATAAGACCTTCGTCGTCACCCTGGTACGGGAATCCGGCACCGGCACGGTGAGCATGGCCGCCGCGGCAACGTCGCCCGCGTATCTGCGGGCCGAATACCTTCGGGACGCCTAGATGGTCGCACCGCCAGCCGTCGCAGATTTCCGATCCGCCGTCGTCGGCGGCGCCGGGGCTACGTCCGTGGAAGTGGACGTGTCCACCCTCGGCATCGAGGACGCCGACCTGGCGCTGGCGTTCGTGTCGTGGCGCGGGCAGGGCGGCATCTTCGCCACAGAGGACGGCTGGACCGAACGGCACGAGGTAACGCAACTGTTCGGGCCGACCCTGGCCGTGTACGAACGCCGCGGCGGCGGCGGGAGCTCCACCTTCACATTCACATTCGACGGGGCCGCATCCCGGGTGTGCGCCGCCGTGGCCCGGGTGCCGAACACCGCCGAAGGCGTGGAAACGTCCGCCGCGGCCGTGGGCACGTCCGCGACGCCGACCGCTCCTGACGCTGTGGCCGGCGGCGCGGACAGGCTGGTCCTACGGGCATGGACCCGATCACACATCGACGCCCTGTCAGGGTTCCCACCCGACGACCACGCGTCGGAGTGGAATATCGCATCCGGCGGCGCCGCAGGCGGGCACGTCGACCAGGCCGCGGCCAGCGCACCCGTGTCGGCCAGCGGCCCAGTCGGCGCCAGCGCCATCACCATCGGCGCGGCCCGCAACTGGTGCGCCGCCACAGTCATCATCCCCCGGGTGGAGACGGCGCCGGGCCGCACCGATCTGTGGGCCTGGCTGCAGGACGTGGAGCGCGAGGCCTGGGCCTAAGGGCGCGGGGCCTTGCTTAACATTGGACACCCGTGCAATGATGCCGCCATGAGATACCTCACGACGCGCCAGGTAGCCGATCACTTCGGCGTACACCCGAAGACCGTGAGCCGGTGGGTGAAGAGCGGCCAACTGTCCCACGCCGGCAAGCTGGCCGGCCTTCGCGGCGCCTACCTCTTCGACCCCGGAGTAATCGACGACATCACACAGCAACGGCAGGAGGCCAACACATGAGCGACCGCGGCGACACGGGCAACGGGCTCGGCCGGGGACTGATGATCGGGGTCCCGTTGGCGCTGCTGCTGTGGGCGCTGCTGGGCTTCGGCGTCGTCGAAGCTATCCAGTGGATCACCCGATGAGCGGCCTCATCGAGTGCCGGCCTGACTGTCAAGGTTGGGTCCTCGTGGACGGGACGTGGCGCCGGTGCGAGCGACACGCCCACAGGCGCACGCCGTGAGCGGCGTCGTCGAGTTCGCGACGATCGCCTGGCCTGGGCTGCTGGTCCTGGCCGGCTTCGTCGCGCTCATCATCCACGGCGCCCGCGAACACCGCCGCCGGCACCCGCGCGGCCGTTGGCGGGTCCGTTTCGAGGGGCCACACGGCGTGCTCACAGCAGAGCACGAACTGACCGAGCAGGAGGCGCGCCGTGTCGCGACTCTGGCCCGCGACGTCGTGGGCGAACCGCTGGCGCAGCGGTGGGTGCGCGACTACGACCAGGAGCAGGGCCGCGCCCCGGGTGGCGCGCCGTTGCCAGACCTACCGGACAGTGCCTACCCGCCCGGCGCCACCCTGCTCAACGGGGAGCCGTGGTGATCGCCGTGATGATCCGGCTACACAAGGGCCAGCGCGTCACCTATCCCGCGTACAGGTGGAACGGGGAGGAGTACGAACGCCTCGAGCGGCGCGGCACTGTGTCGAAGATCGAGGCCGAGCGCGTCCGTGTGGCAACAGACTTCGGGCCGTGCCTGGTGTGGATGCCACGCGGGCAGGTGAGGCCGCTGTGACCGGCATACAGCACCGCTGGGACTGCCCCGTCAACACGCGCGGCATTGCAGCCAGCTATGCGGAGTTCGTCGTCGCGGTCGGCCACACGGAGGTCCGCCGCTGCCTGTACTGCCACCGATCGGCCATCATCGACCTACGTGAGCACCGGGAAGGGGAGTAATGACGTACGTCTACACGGGACCTTCGACCCTTGCCACCATCGGCGTAGCCGTGATCTCGGCGGTCGTGACGGCCGCCACCATCTACGGGCTGTGGTGGTTCGAGGGCTGGTGGTTCGAGCGCCGCGAAGAGCCCGGACCGATCGACCCCGGCGTGGACGGGGTGATGATCCAGCCACAGGACGACCCGCCGTTTCCGGACGGGTGGCACAGCGACGGCCACCCTCCCTGGGCGCCATCGCCGGAGGACGTAGAACTGGCCCGCAAGCTGACCCGGGAACGCTTCGGCGTCGCCCGGAAGGCGCAACCGTGACCCCGGGCCTGCTGGCGTCCCCGGTGCTCTGGATGGGCATTGGGGCGATGGTGGCCGGCGTCCTCGTGGTCCTGGCGGCCATGGTCGGCGCCGTGGTGTCCCGATGGTGGCGCCGCGGCCAGGACGGCCCGGACACCGCCGGCACCGCCGGCTGGGAACTGCTCGAGTAGCACGACCGTGCTACTCGATCGAACGTCCACAGGATCATCCACAGGAAGGGGAAAACGCAATGAGCAAGATCATCGCATGGATGCGGCACGTCGCCGCGCTCGAGCCGGTGTACGTGCGTTCGTACATCGGCGCCATCGTGACCGGGGCCGCCGCCTGGGGGCTCGAGCTGGCGTCGATCGCCGCGCCAGTCGAGACGACCCTGCAGCAGGCAATCATCATCGCCGGCCTGACGCTGACCATCCTGGGCGTGCGCGACCGGGTGACACCAACGGCCGCAGTCGTCGCCAGGGTCGACGATCCCGCGTTGCCAACCCACAAGGTCGCCTATCTGGCCGGCGGGTACAGCGAAGCGCCGACAGGTGCCCGCGTGGGCCGGCTTTCGACCCTGGACACCCTGACACAGTTGGAGTCGAGCAGGTGAGCGTCTACCTGATCGACCACCCGCCCGCCACCCGGCAGTACCGCTCACCGCGGCGGGCGACACCCTCGGGTGTGATCGTGGTTCACACTGCGGAGTCGTTTCCCGACGAGAACCCGCCCGACACCGGCGCCGAGAACGTGGCCGCCTTCATCGCCCGCCGGACGAACCCCGGGTCCTACCACGACCTTGTGGACTCCGACACGATCATCCAACTGGTCCGGTACTCCGATGAGGCATTCCACGACGCCACAGGGTCGAACCCGCACTCTTACGGCGTCTCGGCCGCCACACAGGCCGCCAAGTGGTCACAACTACGCCCGTCGTGGGTCGACGCCACCGTACGGAACATGGCCGCCGCGTCCGCCCGTTACGCCCGCTGGCTGTTCGCCCAGCGGGGCGTCACGATCCCCGCAAGGCTCATCACCCGGGATGATTCAGAGCGCCGCATCCCCGGCTTCATTTCACACGCCAAGCGGGACCCTTCGCGTCGCACCGACCCCGGTGCGACGTTCCCCTGGAATCAGTTCCTAGGCGATTACGCCGCGATCATGGACGGAGAGGACGACATGCAACTGACCGACCGCGTGAACCTGCACCCGAGCGACGCCAACGTGAAGTACACGAACGCCTGGACGACGGTGGGCGGCATTCTGTCGTCGATCTCGTATTACGGCCTGTGGGCGCGGAACTTGGGCCTCAAGAACGCCGCGAAGCTCGACGCCATCACCGCGGCCGTCAAGGCGATACCGGGCGTGGACGTCGAGGCGCTGGCCGCCCAGCTCAACCGGATCGACGTCGAGGCCGTGGCCGAGGAGGTCGTCGACGAGATGACCGAACGCCTGGCTGAATGACGCTCTGAATGAGGCCGTGGCGTGCAGCCGCGTACCTGCCTAATCGCGCGGGCCGGCCAGTGTCAGGAGGTCGAACATCGGCCGCGACACTGGCCGGCCTCGCACACTTCCACTACGCCAGGGGGACCCGTGACGATCCGCCGAGCAAGGCCGCGGCTGCTGGACCTGTTCTGCAAGGCCGGCGGCTGCTCTGTGGGCTACGACCGGGCAGGCTTCGACGTCGTGGGCGTGGACGTCGAACTACAGCCGCGTTACCCGTTCGAGTTTCACCAGGCCGATGCGCTCACCTTCCCGCTGGATGGCTTCGACGCCATCCACGCCAGCCCGCCGTGTCAGCACTATGCCCCGGTCACCCGCTGGCGCGGCGCCATCGACCACCATCCGGACCTTGTGGACACGATTCGGGAACGGCTCATCCGGACTGGCGTGCCGTGGGTGATTGAGAACGTGCCCGCCGCCCCTGTCCGGCCACACTTCATGCTCTGCGGCTCCGCGTTCGGGCTAAGGGTCCAGCGGCACCGATGGTTCGAGACGTCGTGGTCTGGACTGACCCTCACCACACCCTGCCAGCACCGGGACCTGCTGCCGTTCATACACAAGGGCGAACGGGCCTATGCCGACGCGATGGGCTGCGGATGGATGACTAATCGAGAAGCGCGCGACGCCATCCCGCCCGCCTACACGGAGCACATCGGGACGCGACTACTCACCTACCTGGACGGAAGGGGGCGATAGGTCAGCGCAAGCAGAGCGGTGGACCCGTCGTGCGTCCGCCTCGCCCCTAGCCAGACACGAACGCAAGGCAGGGGTGAGACGGGGAACAGGCGGCAACCAGTACCGCGGCAGCGCGACTCGCCCGAGCGCGTGCCTTGGGTCCAGCCTGTCTGGGACTGGCACCATATCCAACATCTACGATATACAGCCAGACCAACGACTGGGGACGACCACAAGCACGGCGACTACAGCGGCCCGGCCTGCCCGGGCAAACGCCCGGTAGGCACACGGACCACAGGGAAGAGCTCCACCCCACTCGCCTGTCAGTCAGGCCGTCCACAGCGGCCATGTAGCCGCCGCGCCAGGCCATCCGCCGCCGACCTTCGGCGCACCCCTTGTGCCATGTTTCACGTGAAACACGAAGAGCGGCAGCGACGAGGACGGCCCGCGGGTCCACCCGTTCACTGCCGTCTACAGCTACCCTCGGGGCATGGATAGCATGACGACACCA